CGGTATTGTTGATCCTACGCCTGGACAGAAAACTAAGACCTTCGGTAAGACGTTTGTTCAGCTCTATCCCGATGGTACTGCACGTCCAGTCGAGAAGTGGCGTGAAGAGCCTCGTAAGAGCGACCTTGTTAGGTCTAACTGGAAGTACGACCTTAAGGTTGTTTCTAACGTCGCTGGTTACATCATCAAGACCGCATTCTCGGCAGGTGCATTCTAATGGCTAGTACTCATTACGCTTGGTCACCTATCCGTGGTGATAAGGATGCCGCATTCGGAGATACAGTTACGAAGGATAAGCTCGGTGTGTCCCAGGAAGATTGGGATGCTATGGTCGAGGCAGGTTCCATTCGTACTACTAAGCCTCCGAAGCTCCCTGATGGTTGGCAGGGATCGGTAATCGAGTATTACCAGCAGCAGGCTAAGGAAGCTGCTGAGGCTGCTGGTGCCTCCGCAGATGAAGCAGCATTAGCAGCATTCCAGGGCCGCGAGCCAGGAGCGGCGGAGGCTGAGGAAGCCTAATGGCACTTGCGGATCTCTCTGATATTAACCAGCATCTTCCAAGTACGCTACAGATCACCGATTTACTAGACGATCCGTGGCAAACTGATGCTGAGCGTATTATTAGAGGGTATCTTAGCAATGTTTATTCGGCTGCCACACTTGCCTCTTGGAGTACGCCCGGCGGCACTCCTGCACTAATACGGAGTGTCGCTGGGCGTCTTATAGCATCGAAATACTATGCTAGCAAGGTAAGCGGTGAAATACCAGACTGGAATGACTACTCAGATCAGCTCTATAAAGAAGCATTAGGGATCTTAGAAGGCATCCAGTCTGGTGCCATTATTCTTGTAGAAGTAGCAGAAGTACCAACTACTGGCGATCACATCTCTAGTGAAGATTTCTACCCGAATGACATAGAAGATCCAGCGCCAATATTCGCTATGGATATGGAATTTGGCTAGAGAATCCTTCGAAAGCTTCACAGGTTCATTCGGTGGTGTTGTCACCTTTGAATGGGCACCGAATCCTATTATCGTAGCAAAACAACTGGAGGTTGCAGCAGACGCTCTCAACAACATGGCTCTCCCACTAATGGCTGCGAGGGATCTCAGTATTGCAGATGTTAGAGAGAATTTCGAGGGTGAGCATGATCCAGATGGGGGCGCATGGCAACCTTGGTCAATCAGCTACATCGAATCAGGTCAGACAGGTGCAGGTATACTAAAGAAAACGTTTGACCTTATGGATTCGGCCACAAGCCCAAGTGCTTGGCCTATCACAGCTAGAGAGGTATTCTTCAGCTTCGGAGCATTACCTGAATACGGGATATACCATCAGACTGGTGCAGTAAGACAGAGTGCAGGTAGAGGACGCACAAGAAAGGCTAATGTAGCAGCCGAGCGAGATATGATTGCATCAGGTTTCTCACTTGGCGAAGGTTTCGGTATCAATACTCTTCCTGCACGACCATTTGCTGGTATCTCTGTTGAAACACAAATCAAGATCGTAGATATATTCGATGCATGGTTCGGCGGTATTATCGGACTAGCTATGAATCCTTCTAGTTCTAGAGGAACGATACAGACAAAGATCGGCGGGAAGTTTGGACCTAGTGTTGTTGACTTCACACCGAGTCCGTAATGCCGACTACGTACTATACCGCGATAGAAGAGGTGATCGAGCATCTAAAGGGGTTAGTCGTAGCTGCTCAGGCCACCACGCTTAGTGAGGTTCAGCATGTGGGGCTGGCAGATGATGCAATGATCTTCGATTACCCTGCTGTAATATTTACTGGTGAGCCAGTTATTACAGAGATTCACGGAACACATCAATTCAAGAACTATTTCAGAGTAGGCATATTCGTGTACCATGCTAATATGGATGATGAGCGTTCAGTCCGGACTAAGAAGGATCTGGAACTTTGCACGAAAATCAAGACCGTGCTCGCTGCCGATCGTACCTTAACCGGCAAGGTAGTCTTTGGCTACATAACGAGCATCATCCCCGGTACGATTCGTCGTCCAGGAAATGTAGTGGCAATTGGTTCACGTTTGACGTGGTATGCAGAAGCACTCGAACCATTCAGTTAGGAGGTGAATTACCTTGACACTAAAGATTAGCGTCAACAATAAGCAGCTTCCGAAAGGTGAGCTTCTCGATATTGGTGGCGTTGCCGTTGAGAACGGGAGTTCTGTTTCCCTTGACGAAGAGCAGGAGTTGTCGCTAGCGAATCGTGTCGGAATGCCTGTTCGTGAGTACTTTAAGGATTCTGAGGACGTCAAGGTTGAAGGTACTGCCTCAGTATCCTCAAAGGATATTCCCGCGGAAGGAGGTGAGAAGTAAATGCCCGCAGGTTTAGGTGGTGCTGGCTATATGGCTATTAAGCATGAGGCCACAATGGGTACGTACTTGCCTCCTACTACAGCAGGTACGCTGTTTATCCCAATCCTAGAAGAGTCGCTAATCTACACTGAGGATAAGTATTACTCAGAGCAGATCCGTCAGCAGGTAATTGACTCAGAGCAGAAGCCTTCGTATTACCATGTGGAAGGCGATGTTACGATGGAAGTCGATACGGCGTTCCTTCCGTATCTTCTGTACTGCTCCCGTTTCAATATTACTAAGACGGGTGCTGGTTCTCCTTGGACGTATAAGTTCGTTCCATCAACGGCTGGTTCTGCTACGACTGCTGCTTCCGGTGCAGTCTCTAGGACAGCTAGTATTACGATGGTACGTAACGGTATTGGTTTCGGTTACGGCGGTTGCGTTATCGGTGGCTGGGAGTTCTCTATCGAAGATGGAGTTCTCCGCGTTACTATGAACGTTTTCGGTCTTTCTGAAACTACGCCTGGTGGTCTAGGTTCGCCTACATGGGCTGCTGCAAAGCTACTCGGTGCAGACGCTCATCAGGTATTTGTTGATGCTGCTGGAGCTACTCCTGCATTCGCAACTCCCGCAACTGACTTCAACGGATACACGGTTAATATCAACCACAATCCCGAAGCTCAGAATCGTATCGTTAACACTCGAGCCGCTAGCTATATCAGCTACGGCAAGACGGAAGCTACTCTCGATACGGAACTCGACTTCGTCAGCAAGACTGAGTACGATAACTACAAGGCTTCTACGAAGCGTGCTTATCGTCTCCGTTCTATCGGTGATGCTGTTGCTTACGCATCTTCAACTGATGCTATCACTATCGACTTCAACCGAGCATCGTATGATTCGTATGAAGTCGCTATTGGTGGTATCGCGGATCTGATTATGGCGAATGTTAATGCTCGCGCACTTGTTCAGTCTGGTGGCGAAGCATTCATCATTGAGACTAAAAGCACACTAGACATTACATAGTCCCTATCGGGGAAAGGAGAGAGGTAAATGCCCCGAGCAACTGTTAATACTGAAGCCACCCGGTTTGACTTAAAGAGTCTGCCGGGTGGCTTCGTTGATTTACGTCCGCTTCCGTTCGGTCAGATGCTTGAGCGTCGTGAAAAGGCATCTAAGATGAGTATGGAACAGAATACTCGTAAGAACCAGAAGCAGATTGTCAACTTCGATATGATGCAGAAGTGGACTCGTGACTTCGAGTTCAAGCATTGTATCATCGACCACAACTTGGAAGATGACCAGGGAAACAAGCTTAACTTTAGTCTCGCTGGCACTCTCGACATTCTTGATCCTAAGGTTGGTGCTGAAATCGAGCGTTATATCGACGAGCTTAACCAGGAAGAGGATGACGAGGATCTGGAAAATTTTCCGCAGCAGTCTATGGAGCCATCAAGGGCAGAACCGATCTTGACCGACTCTTCGGAATAGAAAAAGCTAGGGAGGCAGTCGAATGGCTCGGTATCGCAATGATATGTCAGAGAGTCGGCTGTCTCCCAAAGCCTGGAGGACTATTCGATCAGGAAGCAGCGCACGTTCATAGACTTGAAAGAGTTTATGAAGCAGTGGCTAAATTCGAAAAAGAAGAAATGGATAAGATTAAAAGGGCGAACTGATGGCGCTTAGTGCAAGAGAACTTGTATTAATCCTGAGAGCAACGAATCAGGCATCTGGCCCACTTAGGCAGGTGTCTAGGGATCTTCGTTCGCTTGGTGCAGGTGGCGCTGTTGCTGGTCGTCAAATGGACGCTGTTACATCAGCGAAGCGTTGGCAAAGGTTTGGGCTTGCTGGCGCAGTATTAAGAGATACAGGACGTGCGGCCCGTATCATGGGGATAGCCTCTGGTGCGGGCCTCGCGTATGCTGCAAAAGGTTTTGCAGATTTTAGCGCGGAAGCTACTCTTGCAGCTACTCAGACTGGTAGGTTAGATAGTAACCTACAGCGTACTACAGGCACCATTATCGCAAATGGTAAGGCTATTGAGAGTGCCATCTTAAATCAGATGCAGAAGTTCCCTGCGACTCAGCATGAAATGGCGCAGGCTGCATATGAGATTTTCTCATCGACGGATCTTGGCTTACGTAATGTCGGCGAGGGAATGAAGTTAATGGAACTCTTCAATAAAGCCGCGGTTGCCGGCCAGACCAGTCTTAATGAGGTAACGCAGACTGGTATTACAGTCATGCAGGCATATGGTATGCGCGTAGGCGATATGCAAGGCATTATGAATAGAGCCTTCGCAGCCGTTCGATTCGGCCGCATGACATTCCAGCAATTTACTCAGTCTCTGAATACACTGGTTCCATCAGCAATTGCTGCTAACCAGAGTTTCGATACTATCGCAGGTACAATGGCTTTCCTCACGCGGCGTATGCCTAACGTCAGAATGGCGGGAACGGCACTCGCGCGAATGATGGAGCTATTCGGACGTAAGAAGTTTGTTGATGGTGCCAAGGAATTCGGCGTAAATATTACAGATGCCGAAGGTCGCATTCGTCCGTTACCTCAGATTCTTACTGATTTCCGAACTGCCATTGATAAGCTACCTTTGAAGGAACGCGCGAACATGATTCGCAATCTCTTCAAGGAGCTTTCCAATACAGAAGGTACGATGCAGGCAAGACGTGCGTTAACCCATCTTCTCAACGATGTGGAT